ATGCTACCTTAAAAACCGTAGATCTGGATTTTCTTTCATGTCATCAGCAGAAACAGTTAACTTAGCTACTATATCGAGTGATAGTAGATATGGTATACTATCAAAATCAGGATCAGATGCAAAGAAAATGTTTACAGATAAAGTTGTTCCTATATCAATTAATTATCCTTTCTTTTTTAAACCTATTCAAGATGGTATGGATCGTCCAAAATCCGAGCTTGCTTATCGTGTACCCGCTAGTAAGTTTACGAGAAAAAAGATTACAGAAAACGAACAGCTTGAAGATATAAAAGGTTTAGACACAACTATTGACTGGAAAAACACTGGAGACAATAGTTATGATGGTGAAAAACTAAACCTACTAGTTCATGACGAAAGTGGTAAGTGGGAAAGACCGGATAACATATTAAACAACTGGAGAGTTACAAAAACTTGTTTAAGATTAGGTAGTAGAATAGTAGGTAAGTGTATGATGGGATCAACTTCTAACTCGCTAGATAAGGGAGGGGATAACTTTAAAAAACTATACAATGACTCAGACGTCACAGAACGAAATCGTAATGGACAGACAAAATCTGGTTTATATTCTCTTTTTATCCCAATGGAATGGAACTATGAAGGATTTATTGATGAATACGGATATCCAGTCTTCGATAATCCAGATAATGATGTACTCGGACCGGACGGTGAATTAATAGACATAGGGATAATAGAGCATTGGACAAACGAAGCTGATGGTTTAAAATCTGATCAAGATGGTTTGAATGAGTTCTACAGGCAGTTCCCAAGAACAACAGAGCACGCTTTTAGAGATGAGACTAGAAACAGTATATTTAATTTAGTTAGAATATACGATCAAATAGACTACAATGACGGTAGGGGCGTTAGTATCAACACTGGAAACTTTCAATGGGTTAACGGAATTAAGGATACGCAAGTTATATTTTATCCAGATCCAAAAGGTAGGTTTAATATAAGTTGGGTTCCACCTCAACACATGCAGAATAAAATTATTGTTAAGAACGGTATTAAGTATCCTGCAAACGAACACATGGGGGCTTTTGGTTGTGATAGTTACGATATATCAGGAACGGTGGATAGAAGAGGTTCAAACGGAGCGCTGCATGGTTTAACTAAGTTCAGCATGGAAGACGCTCCACCAAATCATTTCTTTTTAGAGTACGTAGCAAGGCCACAAACAGCAGAGATATTTTTTGAAGACGTATTAATGGCTTGTATATTTTATGGAATGCCACTTCTATGTGAGAATAACAAACCTAGATTATTGTATCATTTTAGAAGAAGAGGTTACAGGGGCTTCTCTATGAATAGACCAGATAAAACGTGGAACAAGCTATCTGTCACAGAAAAAGAAATAGGTGGAATACCTAATTCAAGTGAAGATATAAAACAAGCACACGCTGCGGCTATAGAGATGTATATTCAGCAGTATGTAGGTGATTTAGGAAACCAAGAAGTTGGTTCTATGTATTTTAACAGAACACTTAATGATTGGGCTAAATTTGATATAACAAAGAGAACAAAGTTTGATGCTTCTATTAGTTCTGGTTTAGCTATAATGGCATGTAACAGAAACTTATACGCGCCAAACGCAAAGATTGAAAAACAAGCTATAAGCTTAAACGTAGGACGTTACCAAAACAAAGGAAACACATCAAGATTAATTAAAGAATAATATGAGAAGAAACGCAAACTTCCCAAGTCAAGTAGTTAGTGATAAAGAAAAGCTTAGTCAAGAGTACGGTTTAAAAGTTGCTCAGGCTATAGAGAATGAGTGGTTTAATGATTCTGGATACAACAACAATAGATATCTAACAGACACAAATAACTTTCACAAACTTCGCTTATACGCTAGAGGAGAACAATCAATACAAAAATATAAAGATGAGCTTTCTATCAATGGTGATTTAAGTTATTTAAACTTAGATTGGAAACCAGTACCAATCATACCTAAGTTTGTTGATATAGTTGTTAATGGTATGACTGAAAGATTATTCAAGGTTAACGCTTATTCTCAAGATCCTTTTGGAGTTGAAAAACGTACGAAGTATATGGAGTCTATACAGAAAGATATGGACACAGCCGAATTTAACGACATGGCTCAGAACTTAATGAACATGGATCTTTACGAGAACAAAAAAGAAGATCTACCTGAAAATGAAGATGAGCTAGCCTTACACATGCAGTTAAACTACAAGCAAGCTGTTGAAATAGCAGAAGAACAAGCTATAGACGTTTTGCTTAGAGGTAATAGATATAATTTAACTAAGAAAAGACTGTATTATGATTTAACTGTTTTAGGTATAGCCGCTACAAAAACTTCCTTTAACAAATCTGAAGGCGTTACGATAGATTATGTTGATCCAGCTAATTTAATATACTCTTACACAGACTCACCTTATTTTGAAGACGTGTATTACATAGGGGAAGTGAAAGAAATACCTGTAAACGAATTAATAAAACAATTTCCAAACTTAACAGAAGAAGATTTAGAGGATATAGATAAAAACAATTACAAAGGAAGAACTAGAGCTGGTAGACAAAAACCTTACGACCAAGATAAAAACAAAGTAACAGTACTTTATTTTAACTACAAAACCTATATGAGTGAGGTTTATAAAATGAAAGAAACTGGAACAGGTGGGGATAAAGCAATAGAAAAGGACGACACGTTTAATCCACCTGAAAACAAAGAAGGGGATTTTGGAAAATTAGATAGAAAAATAGAGTGTTTGTACGAGGGCGCTATGTTGTTAGGTACCGATAAGTTACTTAAGTGGGAAAGAGCTAAAAATATGATGCGTTCTAAAAGTGATTTTACAAAAGTTAAAATGAATTATTCTATAGTTGCGCCTAGAATGTATAACGGTAAAATAGAATCACTTGTAAGCAGAATAACTGGTTTTGCTGACATGATACAGCTTACTCATTTAAAACTACAACAGGTGATGTCTAGAATGGTTCCTGATGGAATATATTTAGACGCAGATGGATTAGCTGAAATAGATTTAGGTAACGGAACTAATTACAACGCTCAAGAAGCTTTAAATATGTTTTTTCAAACAGGTAGTATNATTGGTAGGAGCTTTACATCTGATGGAGATCAAAACCCTGGTAAGATACCAATACAAGAGATAACTAGTGGAGGAGGACAGAAAATGCAAAGTTTGATTGGAACTTACAACTACTACTTGCAGATGATTCGAGACACAACCGGATTAAACGAGGCTAGAGATGGTTCTACGCCAGACGAAAGATCTTTAGTAGGTGTTCAAAAAATGGCAGCTGCAAATTCAAACACAGCAACAAGACATATATTAAACGCTGGTTTGTTTTTATCAGCAGAGGTGTGTGAAGCTTTATCTTTAAGAATATCAGACATAATAGAGTACTCTCCAACTAAAAATGCTTTTATACAAGCTATTGGAGCTCACAATGTAGCAACATTAGAAGAGATGGCCGAGTTACACCTTTATGACTTTGGTATATTTTTAGAGTTAGAGCCAGATGAAGAGCAGAAAGGTTTATTAGAAAACAATATACAAGTTGCGTTGTCTCAACAAACAATAGACTTAGAAGATGCTATAGATTTAAGAGAAATTAAAAACGTTAAACTAGCTAATCAACTTTTAAAACTTAGAAGAAAAAAGAAACAACAAAAAGATCAGCAGTTAGCGCAAGAAAACATGAAAGCTCAAGCAGACGCAAACGCTCAACAACAACAAGCAGCTGCTCAATCCGAAATGCAAAAACAACAAGCTTTAGTTCAAAGTCAAATACAAATAGAGCAGGCTAAAGCAAAGATGAAACAACAGACTCTTCAAGTAGAGGCTGAGGTTAAAAGATCTTTAATGGATCACGAGTTTGAGATCAACATGAAGCTTAAAAACATGGATATTGAATCCAATAAAGAAAAAGATACCACTAAAGAAAATAGACAAGATCGTAGACAACAAATGAGTGGTGAGCAACAAAAAGATTTAATGAAAGAAAGAGAGCAAGTAAAAGAAAAACCATTTGAATCCGCTGGAAACGATGTTGTTGGTGGAGGAATGAGATTGGGAGCGTTTGACCCTAAATAACAAACAATTATTAATTATTATTATATTATATTATGTCAGAAAAAGAAGTAGTCGAAAAGACACCAGAACAACCAATAGTAGATGAGACTATTGAGAAGTTAAAGGTCAAAAAACCTAAAACAAAAAAGTTTGAAAAAACACCTGAGGTGGTAAAGGTAGATCTTGGTGAGTTAAAGCAAAAAGCTGAAGAGATAATCAAAGTTGATTTATCCAATCCAGCTCAAGAAGCTCAGGCTCCAGAAGAGATTAAAGTACCTGAAGAGACACCTGTAATTGAAGAGATTACTAATGAAGCAGAAGAAGTGGCTGAAATAGTAGAAGAAAAAATTATTGAATCTATAGAAACTGGCGTTGAGTTGCCTAAGAACGTTCAAAAGCTAATGAGTTTTATGGAGGAAACGGGTGGTGATCTAAACGATTATGTAAAGTTGAACAAAGACTATTCTCAAATGGATAATCAAACTTTATTAAAAGAATACTACAAAACAACTAAGCCTCATTTAGAATCCGACGAAGTAGACTTTATTATGGAAGATAAGTTTTCTTATGACGAAGAGTTAGACGAGGAAAAAGATATTAGAAGAAAAAAATTAGCGATGAAGGAGCAAGTTGCCGAAGCAAAGCTACACATGGAGAGTGCAAAATCCAAATATTATGAAGATATCAAAATGGGTTCAAAGCTTACGAGTGAGCAACAGAGCGCAGTTGAGTTCTTCAACAGGTACAACAAGGAATCAGAAGTAAATCAGAAAGTACAGAAACAAGCTAAATCATCATTTTTAAATAAAACTGAAAACGTGTTTAACGATAAATTCAAAGGTTTTGAATATGAAGTCGGGGACAAAAGGTATAGGTTCAATGTAAAGAATGCTGATAACGTAAAAGAGACTCAAAGCGACATTAATAACTTTGTCAAAAAGTTTTTGAACAAAGATAATCAAATGGAAGATGCTAAGGGGTACCACAAAGCTTTGTATACTGCTATGAATTCTGATGCTATAGCTAATCACTTTTACGAACAAGGTAAAGCTGACGCGTTGAAAGATAGCGTTGCTAAATCTAAAAACATTGATATGGATCCTCGACAGTCACACGGAGAGGTTATTGATACTGGTGGAATGAAGTTTAAAGTGCTTGGTAATAACTCTGATGATTTCAAATTTAAAATTAAGAGTAAAAAATAACAATTTAAAAAATTAAAAATTATGGCAATTACAAATGGAGCGTTGTTAAACAAAGTGCCTTCGGCACAACAACAAACATTAGCTACTAATTACATTGACTTCGCAGGAGGTTCAACGGGTTGGGAGCAACAATATTTACCAGATCTTATGGAAAAAGAAGCTGAAGTTTTCGGACCGAGAACTATATCAGGATTTCTTTCACAAGTAGGAGCTGAAGAGTCTATGAC